TTCAAGATCAATTAATAACCATTTACCTGGAGCTTTAGTATGTATTGTTAGATCTACTGCTTTGTCGTATTCTTCTACTTCCGATCCTTGATACATTCTTGGTAAGAAAGTATATACGTTATTTAATAATCTTCTCACAATTCCTCCACTTGTATTGGTCCACTTGTATGTATATCAAATATAGATGCTGCTTCTACAGCGCCATAAGCTACAATTTTTGATGACTCATTGTTATTAACAATTGAATTATGTGCATACATATACCCAAGAGCAATGTCTTTGCCACTTCCAACTGCATATATACCTTTATCTGATCTGCTTATTGACATATCTGCACCTATATCAAAAATTTGTCCTTTAACTGAAATTAAAAAGCTAAAGTCTGCCTCTTTATCTTTCCAGTCATATCCAAACTCATCAAAAGCTTTAATCATTGAAGGGATCATCTTTCCAACAACCCATGCTTGAACATCTCCAGAGATTTTTGGTGGAGTCCAGTTATAAGCAATAATATCTCCTGGACGTGCATCACCACGTAATCCTATTAACATGTCATTAAACTTAATTATTTTTGGAGTTTGAGGGCTAATTATGATTGTGCTCTCATCTGTAATTTGAGAGTCTGCTGCCATAACAGACCAGCCATCTCCTTGAATGCCTACTATTGTTGTCAATTTAATCCCATTTCGTCATTACAATTATATAATTTTTTATTGGTATAGTCAATAGAAAACCCCCAATATTAATTGGGGGTAAACTATTTATTCTAATGTTAAACCAGACTCTCCTTGAGATGTTGTATCTACAATATTAGCTGATGACATTCCAGATGCTGATCCAACTGAATCAATTCCGCATCCACACTCAATGCACATAATTACTTACCGCTGTTTCCAAGACCTGCGCCATCTTGTGATGACTTGTCTGTTGCTGGAAATGCTGATGCTGGAGCTTCTGTGTATGATTCTGTAGCCCATGGTGATGATCCTGCTGGCTTAGCCTCATTGAAGCCTGTTAAATTCTTTCCGTCTGACATTTTATTTCTCCTATAGGGTTGTATTTAGATGGGTCTAGAAGTCCATCTATGACTTAATTATAGCATTTAATGGGTTATGCCTAGGTTATCCCTTGTCATTTCCCATTCTTGTTCTGGAATATGCCTATTTACAGGGTTTCCATTATTATCCTTATGCCATAAAAAGGATATGATATTATACCTTTCTCCGCTGGTAACTTCTAAAACTTCATGTGGTAAATCAGAGTTGCCTTCAAAAAATATAAAGGTTCCAGCCCAGGGCTTGATTTTAAAATCCTGCCTTGGAAAATAAAGCTCACCTCCTTCGTAACAATCGTTTAAATATAACAACCCAGACCTATCATTGCTATCAAATGGTTTATCCTTTAGTGATAAATTAGAGTCTAAATAAACATTGTCCATGTGTAAAACATTTTTCCCGCCTGGAAGCATTACGCTAAAATTTAACGTTTTATAATCTAATGGCATATCAAAAAAATCTGACATTGTTTTTTGCATAGCAAATGCAATATTGTTATATAAATCTACAGCCATATTAGGTACACTTTCGTTATACCTTAACATTGAGTTAACTGGATTTAAAACACCGTTGGTTATCTGATCAAAAGAAGGCCCAGATCTAAAAGTTTTATTTGGTGTGTCTTTAAATACAGGCTTAAATGAATCTATCAAATAATCACAAGTTTGTTTTGAAATAAACTCTTCAATTACATTTATTTTATTATGGTGCGTTTGAATATATTTCATTTATGGCTTTCTTATGCTATAGAAGGAAATCAGGTTAGTTCTATCTCCATTTGTAATTTTTGTTACTCTGTGCGGCAAGGTTGAGTCTCCAATAAAACATATAAAGGTTCCCTTTTTAGGTCTAATTGATACTCCTTCATTGGGAAATTCTAAAAGGCCACCTTCATAATTGTCTGATAAATAAAGCAATCCAGAGTGGTCATCGTCTTGATCTTCAAGCCAATTGTCATGATGTAAAGCATTTTCTGCACCAGATTTCATATGACAATAGAACATATGTTTTATGTAGATATCTTTTTTAAATATCTGTGCAACCGCTTTTTCTTGCAATATACCTATACTGGTAAGAAGATCATTGGCAAGAGATTCCTCTTTTAAAATTTTATTTGTTGATGACAGCTCTGCCTTACGGTATGATTCTGTAAATGCAGGGCCTCCATACACGCCCTCTTTCCAAAAGTCTTCGCTTGATCCAGCTGCGTAATCCCCAGCATCTTTAGTCCACTTTGGATTTTCGATTAGCTTGTCTGAAAAACTATTTATTAAATAATCACATGTTTCTTCAGACAAGAAATTTTCAATTACAAATATTCGGTCCGCCAATATTTGCATTAGTTAACATTCTTTCCAAACTTTGCCCATGCTCTTTCGTGCAGGAAAAATCCTATCATTTCACAAAGTGTATATACTATTGCAAACGTACCAGCGTACTCCCAATGAGCTTCTCCAGTAATAATCTTTTCAAAAAAATATACTAAAGTTCCAACAAACAATATATGGACCACTGGCCATGTTATTGCTTTATACGCACTTCTTTTAGATGATTCCATTTGTTTTGTCCTTAAGATTTGTACTCAATGTGCCAACAATTGTCACATATTCCTACGATTGACCCATCATTTTTAGATGCAAGCCTAGTTGACTTGTTGGTGCAACCTTTTGTTTCACATTCCTTACTAAACACTACTTAGATCCTTTAGCGGTTTGACCACGGTAGCCTGTCTTTTTCTTATTCATTGACCCTGGTTTTTTATACCCAGCTCCATTTGGTGTTGCAGCAATACGCTGTTCTAATGCTTTTTTAATTTTATCGTGATGTTTTCCCATAAACCAATTCTATCATTTATATATTAAAGGGGCAAGACCCGAAGATCCTGCCCCTTTAATCGAAGTTATTTACTTCTTAAGTGCAACCTTAGCCTTTGGATTCTTTTTATTCCACTTGGTTGCAAGAGCATTATACTCCTTGATGTAGGTAGCCTTTGCAAGATCTGCTGCTGCCTTTGCTGCTGCTGCATCGGTTAGTGCCTTTGCTGCTGCTGCATCTGCTGCTGCCTTATCTGCTGCACGTCCAGCCTTTTCTGCTGCAAGCGCTGCATTTGCTACTGCAAGTTCTGCAACCTTTGCTGCAAGCTCTCCAGCAAGGTCACGTACTGTGATTGTTGCATTTACTGCACCTACTGGTGCTGTAAGGCCTGTTACGGCTGCTGCAACTGTTGCATATGCTGTAACAACTACTGATCCTGAAGCAGGAAGTGTAACTGACTGCTCCTTTGTTCCAAGAGTTGCTGTTGCTGTATCTGTTGTTAATGATGTTGTTGTTGCAACACCATTTGAAGATACCAATGTGTTAATTGTTGCTCCACCCTTTGGGTTTCCGAATACATCGTATCCTGTTACCTTAAGTGTTGCTACGGTGCCTGCTGCTCCTGAAGTTGGTGCAGACAAAGCGATTGAGTTCAAAGCACCTGCTTGTCCCTGTACATAGTAAACTGTTGTAGTTCCAGCACGAGTAATCGATACTGTTCCTACTGCTGTACTTTTAGTATATACATAAAAGTCTGCCGAGTTTCCAGTTCCTGTTGAGACTGAAAGTGTTGAAGATCCGCTTGATGCGGTTACTGGTGCTGATGCTGTTGCAAGAGCAGGTACGATTGTTGCATTGGTTGCAACTGCTGATACTACTGTTCCTGTGTCTAGAGATGTTACAGCAATCTTCAATGCATCTGCTGCATCGATACTGTTATCTGCTGGCACTGGAAGTGATACAGGAGTTCCTACTACTGTTCCACCTGTTGCTGCAGATCCCGCCACCGTTAGGGTAACAGTTCCAGCGTTAGCGTTAGCTACTGGCGATACAAGCATTGTGCTAGTCAGGGCTGCAGCGATGATTAGCGATACTTTCTTGAATGAGTTCATTCTTTTCTTTTCTCCTTATTTATCTGCCTCTAAGTTGAGCACAGAATTCTTAGTTTAATTCATTTATTCTTACATGGAAAGAGCATGGGTCTCCACCCTCATCCCATTCTTGCATTTCTTCGTCAGTCATTGGAGGAGCATCATGTGTGTTACAGAACACATCAGAAATCCAACCTCTGTCATAACCATTCTTTAACCAAATTTCAAACTCTAGATAAGAGGTATCATCGGAATTGAAATCTAAATCCATTCCTCGATCTCCTTCATGAGTTTGTGTTTAGGCATGGCTCCAGTAATTGTTTTTACTGGTTGGCCAGACTTAAATAATACCATAGTTGGAATTGAATGTACAGAGTATTCCTCCATTTTTGCAGGATTCTCATCAACATTTAACTTACCAACAAGTAGCTTACCCTCTGAATCAATTTCTTCTAGGATTGGCAGCATCTTTTTGCAGGGACCACACCATTCAGCCCAAAAATCTACAAGCATTAAATCAGATGCATTTACCTCATCAGCAAAGGATTGGTCTGTTAGATTAATCATTACCCTTTAGTTCCTCTGCTGCTTCATTAAATCTATTCATAAAATTTTGAATTACAAATAGAGTTGTTTCATGTGCATTCTTTGACATTGCACTAAATGCTTGATCATTTCTTTCATCTTCTGGAAGAGCAGCAGACCATTTATTATAAAGATCTGTCGCTACATCTTCGATGATTCCTTCTAGTACAGTTTGTTCAGCCATTATTAATCAACTTTCCATTAGTTATTTTTGAGTTAAATGTTGGAACAGACTTTGATGAATACA